TGACCATCGCCATTGGTGACAGCGAGGAAATGCAAAAGGCCATAGATATGCTCTCGGAGGTCAAGGAAAGTATCATCAATGCCTATGAAATCAAGACCGGCCTCTCTAGGGCAAAGCTTTCCCGCCTGATGGATGCGGAGACCTGGCTGAACGCCAACAAGGCAATTGAATTGGGCTTCTCCGACGCCATCCTGGAGGACGAAAAGAAGCGAATCGGCACTGAAACCTATGCCTTTTCAAGGCGGGCTGTTACCAATTCCCTGCTGGAGAAGGTACGACCTAAGCAAGCACAACAAACGAAGACAAGTACCACTATAGAGTCGCTGGAAAAGCGGCTTTCTTTAATTTCCCACTAATCGAAGGAGGAACATATTATGAGTAAAATTCTTGAACTGCGCGAAAAACGCGCCAAAGCATGGGACGCAGCAAAGGCGTTCCTAGACACCAAACGTGGCAACGATGGCTTGCTATCTGCTGAGGACACGGCCGTCTACGAAAAGATGGAAAATGATGTAGTGGCTCTCGGCAAAGAGGTCGAGCGTCTGGAACGCCAGGCTGCCATCGATCTGGAGCTTTCCAAAGCAACAAGTAATCCCATCACCAATCAGCCTAACCAGCCGGATGGAAAGCTCAGAACCGGCAGAGCCACTGACGAGTACAGGGTGGACTTCGGTAAGGCGCTTCGCGGGAAGCCGCTTCTGCATAACGTGCTGAGCACTGATGTGGATGCAGACGGCGGCTATCTAGTCCCGATCGAATTTGAACGCCAGCTTGTAATGGGGCTTGAGGAAGCCAACGTCATCCGATCCCTTGCGAAGGTCATCACAACCTCAGCGGAGCGAAAAATTCCCATCGCGGCTACACACTCCACTGCGCAGTGGACAGCTGAAAACGCAGCCTACACAGAGAGTAATCCGACCTTTGCACAGAAGACCATTGACGCCTTCAAGCTGACGGATCTGGTCAAGGTATCCACAGAGCTCCTGCAGGACAGCATGTTTGATCTGGAAACCTACATCGCTCAGGAATTTGCCAGAGCCTTTGGTGTGGCCGAGGAGGAAGCGTTCTGCGTAGGTACCGGCGTAGGTCAGCCTTCGGGTATCTTCCTTGCATCCGGCGGTGGAACCATCGGAGTTACAGCTGGCAGCACCACCAACATCACGGTAGACAACCTGATCGACCTGGTATATGCGCTGAAGTCTCCGTACCGCAGGAATGCAGTTTTCCTGATGAAGGATGTAACGGTATCGGCACTTCGTAAGCTGAAGGATTCCAACGGTGCATATCTCTGGCAGCCGAGTGTCCAGCAGGGTCAGCCTGATAGGTTTATTGGGTATCCGCTCTATACCTCGCCTTATGTACCGGGTGTTGGAGCAAGTGCACTGCCGATTGCCTTTGGGGACTTCTCCAACTACTGGATAGCAGATCGTATGGGCCGCAGCGTCCAGAGACTTAATGAGCTCTATGCCGGTAATGGGCAGGTCGGCTTTCTCGCCACTGAGCGTGTGGACGGCAAGGTCATTCTGGCTGAAGGCATCCAGCTGCTGCAGATGTCGGCATCCTAATTTTCGGAGGTGACGCAGCATGGCACTAATTGATGAGCTGCTCCCGAAGGTAAAGGCAAATCTCATTCTGGAGCATAACCAGGATGATAACCTGCTGGAGGGATATATCAAGGCAGCTGTTTCCTATGCGGAAAGCTATCAGCACCTTTCAGAAGGGTATTATGCCGAGAGCTCCATGCTGCCTACCACCGAGCAAGCCGTAATCATGCTGTCGGGTCATTTCTACGAAAGCAGGGATGGCTCGACAGCCGGCTTTTTCTCAGACAATGTTCAGGCGAGTCAGCAGGTTTGGAATGCAGTGAACCTGCTGCTTCGACTGGATCGGAGGTGGGGCGTGTGAGCTATGGAAAAATGAATGCCTTTATCAATATTATTTCAACCGTTCCGGTGAAGGACGCTGAAGGCTTTGTCAGTAAGGGTGAGAGCATTCTTGCTTCTGTTAGGGCCTATAAGGAGGACCGGCATGGCAATGAACGCTGGGCCAACATGGCGGCCTTTTCTGAAGAGACCACTCTTTTTCGGTTTAGGGCTATCCCGGGACTTACGGTCACCACAGAGCTGCTCATTACCTGTTCTGATGAGCGATATGAAATCACCAGTGTGGAGGATGTCAGAGATCGCAGGCTCTACACTGAGGTGCTCGCAAGGCGGGTGATTCCCAGTGGCTAAGGTGGATGTCAAAATGCCAGAGGAGTTCCTGTTGAAGGTATCAAGGCTCGCTGAAAAAACAGACGAGATTCTCCCAAGAGTATTGGAAGCCGGTGGTGAGGTAGTCCTTGATAAGGTCAGGGATAACCTGAAATCAGTAATCGGGCGCGATACTAAAGAGCCCTCCGAGTCCACAGGCGAGCTGGCCTCAGCCTTGGGGCTCTCACCCGCTAAGCAGGACCGGGACGGTAATTTCAATGTGAAGGTTGGCTTTAGTGAGCCAAGGCGTGATGGCGGCTCCAATGCGAAAATAGCCAACATTATCGAATACGGTAAGCAAGGCCAGCCTGCTAAGCCCTTTTTGAAGCCTGCGAAAACGGCTTCACGCAAAGCCTGTATTGCTGAAATGACCGACAAGCTGGAGAAGGAGATATCGAAGCTATGAGTCTATTAACTGAACTAAACAGCTTGCTGGATGAAATGAGTGTGCCTGTAGAAACAGGCTTGTTCAGCGGGAGCGCTCCGGAGGAGTACGTGGTGCTTACTCCGCTTATAGACTCCTACGAGCTCCATGCGGACAATCGGCCGGAATATGAAACCCAGGAAGTCAGGCTGTCGCTGTTTTCAAAAGGCAGCTACACCCAGCGAAAGCGACAAATTGAAGGAGCACTCCTCAATGCTGAAATCACCGTAACTGAACGGCGCTACATCGGACACGAGGACGATACAGGCTACCACCATTACGCCATTGATGTGGCGAAAACTTATGTACTGGAGGAATAAGATATGGCAACAATCGGCTTAGATAAGCTCTATTATGCAAAAATCACCGAGGATGAGAGCGGCGATGAAACCTACGGCACGCCCATTTCACTTGCAAAGGCGATGAAAGCAGATTTGTCTGTTGAGCTCGCAGAAGCAACCCTATATGCAGATGACAGTGCAGCGGAAATTGTCAAGGAATTTAAAAACGGCACCCTTTCCCTTGGAATTGACGATATTGGCGTTATAGCTGCAGGAGACTTAACCGGGGCAACTCTTGATGACAATCATGTCGTCATTTCCGGCAGCGAGGATGGAGGCAGTCCTGTCGCAGTTGGTTTTCGGGCTAAGAAAGCCAATGGCAATTACCGCTATTTCTGGCTGTACCGTGTGGTCTTCGGTATCCCGGCAACCAACCTCTCCACCAAGGGTGATTCCATTACCTTTTCTACGCCAACCATTGAAGGCACCGTGCTGCGCAGAAACAAGCTCGACGACAACGGCAAGCACCCCTGGAAATCAGAGGTCAATGAGGACGATGCCAGTGTTCCGGCTTCCGTTATTACCGGCTGGTACACGCAGGTCTATGAGCCTGTGTTCGCGGCTGTATAAGGTTGGAGGATTAGCAGATGGATAAAGAACGAAGCGCAGTAATTACAATTGGCGGCCAGGAATATGAAATGCTCCTGACCACCAAGGCTACTAAGGAGATCGCCAAGAGATATGGCGGTCTTTCTAATTTGGGCGAAAAGCTCATGAAAACCGAGAACTTCGAAATGGCTCTGGATGAGGTGGTATGGCTTATCACCCTGCTTGCTAATCAATCAGTGCTGGTTCACAACCTGCAGAGCCCTTCAAAAAAGAAAACCCTTCTCACGGAGGAAGCGGTCGAATTGCTGACCTCTCCTTTTGAACTGGCGGATTACAAAAACGCCATCATGGAGGCAATGTACAAAGGAACAAAGCGCGAGGTTGAAAGCGAGGAAGAAGCCTCAAAAAACGCACCGGTCGGGTAAGCGACGAAGAGTTGTTTGCCCGGCTGATTTTTTATGGCGTGTCCCTCCTGCACCGTTCTGAGCAGGAGGTCTGGTTAATGCCAATCGGCCATCTGCTGGACCAGTGGGAGGTTTACAAGCAGTTCAACGGACTATCAAAAGCAAAACGCGAGTATTACATCGATGAAATCATACCAAATGGGATCTAAGGAGGTGGTGAGAATATGGCAGATAACTTCGGACTGAAAATCGGCGTCGAGGGCGAGAAAGAATTTAAACGAGCCCTTTCAGATATCAATCAGTCGTTTAAGGTGCTCGGCTCCGAGATGAAGCTGGTCGAGTCCGAATTCGGAAAAAACGAAAGCAGCGTCCAGTCACTCACCGCCAAAAATGAGGTGCTCACCAAGCAGATCGATGCGCAGAAGGACAAAATCGAAACCCTGCAAAAAGCGCTGAAGAACGCTTCAGATTCCTTTGGAGAAAATGACCGCCGCACCCAGAACTGGGCGGTGCAGCTTAACAACGCCAAGGCTGAGCTAAACGGCATGGAGCGCGAGCTGGAACAGTCTGCCGCTGAAGCGGATAAGCTCGGTGATGAGCTGAAGAAATCCGGGAATGAGGCCGAAAATTCCGGTGGTAAATTTGATAAGCTGGGCGGCATCTTAAAGGGTGTCGGCGCAGCTATGGGTACTGTGGCGCTTGTAGCCGGTGCGGCAGCCTTCAATCTGGGCAAGGAGGTTGTGCAGCAGTTTGGTGAGCTGGAGCAGAACCTCGGCGGTTCGGAAGCGGTATTCGGTGAATACGCCGCTTCTATTCAGAAAACCGGCGAGGATGCGTATAAAAACCTTGGTCTATCGCAAAGCGATTATCTGGCGACTGCCAATAAGATGGGCGCACTCTTTCAAGGCTCCGGACTTGAACAGCAAAAGAGCCTTGAGCTCACTGAAAAGGCCATGCAGCGGGCTGCGGATATGGCCTCGGTCATGGGCATCGATATGTCAATTGCCATGGAGTCCGTGGCAGGTGCGGCAAAGGGCAACTTCACCATGATGGACAACCTCGGTGTCTCCATGAACGCCACCAATATCCAAGCCTATGCTCTTGCAAAAGGTCTGGACTTCACGTGGGCCTCGGCGACCAACGCGGAAAAAGCTGAGGTTGCAATGCAGATGTTCTTTGAGAATACGGAGCAGTACGCAGGCAACTTTGCTCGCGAGTCTACCCAGACCATATCCGGTTCCATCGGGCTCTTGCAGGCTGCACTCGGCTCCTTTACTGCTGGACTTGGAAATGCCGATGCCGACATGACGAATCTGACACAGAATCTGGTGGATGCATTCCAAGCTGTAGTGAAAAACATCGTACCGGTTATTGAAAACATCGTATCAGCACTTCCTATGGCAATGGATGCGATTCTTACTGCAATCGGTGAGCTGCTTCCAACCCTGCTGAGTACCGTTACAGAGCTGTTCACCCAGGTGCTGGAGACGGTCTTAAGTTTGTTACCGGAGCTGATACCTGCCGCTGTTGATGCGGTTATGACCATTGTCGGGGCACTCATCGATAATCTTCCGCTGCTCATTGAGGCGGCGGTGCAGCTTATAACCGCGCTTGTGGAGGGCATCGGCACAGCCTTGCCGGAGTTGATCCCAGCAGCGGTTGGGGCGGTTATCACAATTGTAACAGGGCTGATAGATAATCTCGACATGATCCTCGCTGCAGCCTTTTCAATTATTCAAGGTCTGGCAGAGGGTCTCCTAAATGCCCTGCCTCAGCTGATGGAAGCACTACCACAGATCATTATGACAATTATCAATTTCATCACCGATAATCTGCCCGCCATTATCCAGATGGGCATTGAGCTTACCGTTCAGCTTGCCCTTGGTTTAATCAAAGCGATTCCTCAGCTTGTAGCAAAGCTGCCAGAAATCATCGCTGCTATCGTGACAGGCTTGGGTGAAGCGGTCGGCTCGGTATTTGAAATCGGAAAGAACATCGTTTCTGGTCTTTGGGATGGCATCAAATCCATGGGCAGCTGGATCGGCGAGAAAATCAGCGGCTTCTTTTCCGGCATTGTGGATGGTGCCAAAAATTTGCTGGGCATCCACTCTCCTTCGACGGTATTCGCTGGGATTGGTGAAAACATGGGTGCCGGTATCGGTGTTGGCTTTGCCGATGCTATGAAGCTGGTTGAAGAGGATATGAAAAAAGCTATCCCGACAGAGTTTGACGGACTGAATATCGACGTCGATGCGGTTAATCGATTTGCCTCAGCCTCAAATGCGGCTTCTTCTTCAGCGCAGGCCGGGAACATAGAAAACAAATATGAAATCGTTATCAACAATCCAAAGCCGGAAGCAGCTTCAGACAGCATACGGACCACCCTGCTGAAGCATTCGTATGGCTTGGCTTAAGGAGGTGCATGAAGTTTGCCTGAAACTTGGACATTAAACGGCTGTGCTCTAAGCTCAAGAGGAAAATGGGATGTAGAAGCTGTCATTGAGGGTATCGGTATTCCCAAATTCAGAGGTAGCGATCTACAGGTCCCCTTTCAGCACGGCAAGCGTTGGATAAAGAAGCGCTTCGACAGAAGAAAGCTTGTCCTTTCAATGTGGATAAAGGGTGCTGACCGGACTGAACTAGATGATAACATCGATGCCTTTCTGAAAGCCATCGGCAATCCGGGACTTCATACGCTTAATCGTACTATGAGAAGCGGAGAAACCCGGCAGGCACAGGCTGAGCTTTTCTCAGAAATAAATTTCGTTAGGAAGAATCCCGGTTATGCCAAGTTTGCCCTGGAGCTCGAACTGGCTGATCCTTTCTTCTATGCGATAGAAAAGGCCACGGATACCAGGATGGCTACTTCCTCTCCCTTTGCCTGGACGCATGCCAATGGAGGCTCCGCTCCGGCAACAGCAATGGTTATTACACTGGAAGGACCGCTGAGCAATCCCATCCTTAGGAATCAGAGCAACGGGGTCTGGCTTCAGTACCTCGGCACAATCGCAAGCGGTGAAGCCGTGGTCTTAGATACAAAATATTACACGTGCCTGCAGGGCGATGAAAATATGATTTCGATTGTCAAGCATGGTGGTGATGCCTACTGGATGATCCTCAATGCGGGAAATAACAGCATGGAGCTTGAAACAGACTCGCTTGGCGGCAGGGTTACGCTTGATTATTACCCTGCCTTTTATTAGGAGGTGTAGCAAATGCCCTATCCAACCTTACCCGGACGTAAGTTTGAATACGATGTAGGCGGCGGTTCTGTCTACTACGGGAATGATATTAATGACGTAACAACGGCTTTGACAACCGAACAGATGTCAGAACTAAACAATATAGACAATACCAATATAGTCATGCAAAAAAGCATTTACAACGCGGAAGGCGTATTAACTGTATGGATATTTCTGCCCGAAAAGTATGTGGTAGCAGGGCTCGGTATGATACACCGAGTTTATAATACCGGAGGCAGTGCCAGTTGCTCAATTACTGTTGCCGGAAGTGCTGACAGTACAAACGGCCTTGACGGTACTTGGATTAATGCAACCTTACCAAATGGAGCCCTACCTACTGAAATGTTGGATGACGATGAATGGCGAGACAACATACAACCTTGTACCTTTTCGGAAGCGGTAAAGGTTTTAAGGCTTCGTTATAGCGGCGGTTATGACTATGCGGATTACGCGTATGTGAAAATTTATGCTCTGCATATTTATGGCGTAAAAGCTGAGGGAGAAATACCGGACGACATCCTATTCTTGGATGATGATGAAGCCGGCGACCCTGAGTTCATCAGAGACCTTGATTTCGGCGACAGACCAGAAGGCACGACAGTCACTCATAGGCTCAAACTGTTCAACAGCAGCACGACAAAGATCGCCAATAATCTGACACTGTCACTGATTGATACCGACTTTACCTTCAGCATGGATGAAGGAGCTACTTGGGTAACCGGCGCAACAATTACATCACTTGCCCCACAAGGGACAAGCAGCAGCATTATTATCAAGAATACGATCCCACCTCCCACTCAGATGCTCGGACCACGAGCACCAAGGCTTGAGGTAACAATCGGAAGCTGGTCGTAATAAGGAGGCAATATTATGCCGGATAGAATAAGGCTGATCACGCCACAAAACGAAACAGTAACCAGCAGTTTGGCACTGACGGCAAAGTGGGTGCGAACCTATGAAGAACTTGTAAAAGAAGATTTCGATGAAACCGGGGCCTTCACAAACATTGTCACCCGCAAGGACTACGTAGATAATGTTTTGACCTTCTTAGGTCTGCAGCTTGATAAGGACCCCAATTCGACTCCGGAAGGATATACACCGGGAACGGACTGCATTCCCCTCATGACAGCAGAAACCACAGATGGTGTCACGATAACTGACAGCGGCAATCTTGGAACAGGCTATGAAGGCTGGAGAGCTTTTGATAACGACAGCGATACACGCTGGGGAGTAGCCGCAACGTCAGGTATTCTTTCAGTTACATTGGCTACAGCTAAAATTGTCGCCGGATATTCAATCCGAGCAAGAAATGATGCCTATCTGATCGACAGTCCGAAGGATTGGACCTTTGAGGGCAGCAACGACGGCACGAACTGGACCGTTCTGGATACACAGTCCGGAGTGACTTCCTGGAGCATGAATGAGCGTAAGGATTTCGTGATTTCATCCCCCGCCTCATATCTTTACTATCAGCTGAACATCAGCTCGAACCAGAGTGGCACAGATACCTCGGTTTCGGAAGTGGAGCTGCTAGAGGGCGTTCCTTATGGTTTTGATTTTTACAGCAGTGGTAACCGGATAGTCGGACCTATTGCTTTTAGCGGGACTGCTTATGGTGATGAAGTCCTACAATGGACACTGGGTGATATGCCTGCAGGAACAAGCGTAACGATTAGCTGCGCCTTGACGACGGATGAAACACCGCCTTCTTCCTATACTGCAGCAACAAACGGTGCGCAATGCCCGGTGATCGCCGAGCATGATGATATGACCGGCAAGTTCCTGTGGATCAAGCAGGAGCTTACCACCTCAGATATTGAGGTTACTCCGTCGCTGGTTGCTATGGAAATGCAGCTGGTTTTAGCTGCAGCCGCCGATCTTACGATTGAAATTGACAGAACCACCATGTTCAGCGGGATGAACTATCGGTCCAATACGGTGTCGGCACTGCCCTGCGGCGAACTGACGACCTTTGAGCCGTATGATGTGTATGATGGTTTCCTGTATTGGAGAGCAAGGGCTATCAACGAGGCCCTTGGAATTGACACGGGTTGGAGTACACCAAACACCTTCAACCTGATGGGCGGTCCGTTTCCTTTGCCGCGTTTTTTTACGCTACTTGAAAACCGACAGTTTGGTAAGCAACGGGACAAACGCATTTTTTATGTTCAAGAGAACGTCGGCTTTGGGAAGCAAAGAGAAAGGCGAACGCTTTATGTTCCGGCAAACAGAGCCTTTGGAAAGCTGAGAGCGACAAGGACGATTTACACCGAACTAAATGTGACCGACGACCCTCCGTTTCCCTATATCGACTCAATATCGGTAACGAGGGGTCAGGCAGGTTCCGTGCTGACCCTAAACGGCAGCGGCTTTGGATATACGCATACGGCGGTGGACCTTGGAAATACCGATCGGTATCTGAGAAGCTATGGAGGCTTTGTCTATATCAATGACTCTCTATGCAATGTGCTTGAATGGTCATGGACAGAGATAACCTTTCAGCTTCCACTTTCCGCTGCAACTGGCCCGATTAAGGTTCAGTTGACGGAACCGGCGCTTCAAGTCAGCAATACGATAGGCTTTGAGGTCTTTGCCGGTATACCCGCAGACGATGTGGGTATTGAGCTTTTTATCTGCGATAGGACCAATCCCAACATTCTCGCAAAGCAGCTTGACGGTGCTTGGGACAAGGCATTTCAAATGGTACAGAACAATCCCGGCAGCGGAAGTTTTAAGATAAGCCGCTATGACGATATCGGCGGAAATAGGGATTATATTGCGGAGGACAACCTGGTGCTGGTAAAGCTCGATGGAAATCCGCTGTTCAAGTGGATCATTGAAGCAAGAAAGCCAAACTATGTGGATTCCAGCGAACAGCAGATAATTGAAGTTAGTGGTCGCGGAGTTCTCTCCATGCTCAGTTGGGCTGTGGTTTACCCGGAAGAAATGGGGACTCCGGTTTTAGACAGGCAGTTTACCGGAACTGCAAGCACAGTTCTTAGGACGCTGATATTGGAAGCGCAGTCAAGAGGCGGACTTGTAGGAGTAACCGTGGACTGGGAGGATGATAAAGACAGCTTAGGAAATACCTTCACAGAGAATATTAATCTGTCCTTTCATGTCGGAACACCGCTATTGGAGGTCGCAACGAAGTTTACCGAGGGCCTTGGATACTTTGATATCGAAATGACGCCCGAGCTTGTGCTCAAGATTTATAAAACCAGAGGCTTAGACCTGCATGAAACGGTAGTGTACAGACCGGGGCAAGCGGTAATCAGTCATCAGAACCAAAGCGACGCGACGGGCTTGGTGAACGAGGTGCTCGTTGAAGGCGGAGACAAGCTATTGGCGATTGCTTCGCATTCCGCAAGCCAAGCTTCCTATGGAAGACGCGAGGGATATTTATCCGCAAGCAACATTCAAGAGGGCTTGAGCGAATACGGGCAGGCATATCTAAATCGAGTCGCCTATCCGACTTGGGGTATCCAGGGAACCGTTACGAAATTTTACGATGACCAGGGCAACCGGATGAAGCCCTTTGAAACCTACCTGATTGGCGACTGGATTGGCTGGAAAATCGCGCCGGAAGGCTCTGATGACACCGGCTTTGATGGCGTGCTGAGAGTTCGAGGCATCACGGTCAGCGAGGATGACGACACTGGGGCTTTGTCCTATACGCTGGAGCTTCACAACATGATGCTGGAGCACGAGATTAAGCTGAACCAAAAGGTTGAGCGGATGTCCCAGTACAGCGGCTCAGATGTTTTGTCTGTAGCACCTTCCAGTAGTGGAGGTTATTCTACCTCGGAAGTAAACGCCATGCTTGCAGCCAAGGCAGATGCAAACCACCTGCATACTGGCCTTTATTCGGAGATCGACCATGTTCATAACTTTTTAGAGTTGACGGATACACCCGACAGCTACCTGGGTCAAGGAACCAAGGTGGTAGCGGTCAAAGCGGATGGCAGTGGTCTTGAGTTTGTGACAGGCGGCGGAGGCAGTTCAATTGGCGGCTGTCTAGCGTGGGTGACCTTTAATGGGATTACCAATGCAAATGTAACCGGAATCTATGCACAAAGCGGAACGACTGTAACGGTAACCTTGGCAGGACACGGCTACAAGGTTGGACATATGATTCACGCTGACATCACCTCCGGGACAGGTGTAGATGGAGCCTATAAAATTACAGAGGTTACCGAGGACACATTTAAATATGTAGCTGGAACCTCTTTGATAACCAGCGGAAGTATCACCTTGAGAAGATGTGCAATCAGAAGAGGCGGAGGTATTCATTCCGTTTCAGATATTGGTACGGGCTACTATGCGATTAACTTTGCCAACGAGCTGCTTGACGAAAACTATGCCTTCTGTGCAAATGCCTGTGAACCAACCAGTACAACAGCCAATGCCTCTGTAGCTGCCTCGGACCCTACTGAAATTACACCCCTGTTTATCGGACTGACCTGTGAGGACTTGGACGGAGGCTATCTTGACTGCCCGGTGGTATCACTATCTATCTTTGGATAGTTGAAATAAATAGAGTTATTTTTAGGAGAGCCTTCGGGCTCTTCTTATTTTTATCAAGGGAGGTTAACAAATGAAGGACATTATTAACACGCTTCAACTTGTCGTTGCCGCTGTCGGCGGATACATCGGTTACTTCCTGGGTGGCTGGGATGGCTTCCTATATGGCTTGGTAGCTTTTGTAGTTATCGACTATCTGACTGGGATCATGGTCGCCATCCTGGAAAAGCGCCTTTCAAGCGAGGTGGGCTTTCGGGGCATCTTCAAGAAGGTACTGATTTTTTCACTGGTAGCGGTGGCTCATATCGTGGATTCGCAGCTTATTCAAACCGGAAGCGCCGTAAGAACCGCTGTCATCTTCTTCTACTTATCTAATGAAGGAATTAGCATCATTGAGAATACGGCAAAAATCGGTCTGCCTATCCCAGAAAAACTCAAAACGGTCTTGGAACAGCTGAACAAGGAGGATAAATAAATGAATCTGCACAAGCTGATATTAACCAACAATGCCTGCTATAAAGCAGGCAGAACCATTACGCCGAAGGGCATCATGGTGCATTCCACCGGGGCAAACAATTCGAACCTCAAACGCTATGTAGGACCGGATGATGGTATGCTCGGTAAGAATCAGTAC